TTGGTGAGCAGTGCCTTCCAATCAATGGCGTTTGTCCGCAAAAAGGTCAAGACTTTCAAATGGCCCGTTACCGTCGAAGAGCCGAGCGACGGCGGCACCTTCGATTCCAGTACGTTTGATGTTGTATTTAAGCGCCTTGGGCGCAGCGAATTCAGCAAGCTATCCGAGAAAGGAGACCTGCAGCTCCTCAAGTCTGTGGTGCTTGGATGGGACGGAATCACCGATGAAGACGGCAAAGAAGTGCCGTTCTCGATGGAAGCGCTGAAAGAATTCTCTGACGATCCCTATTGGATTCGGGGCGTGCTTAAAGCATACACCGAAACCTTTGACGGAGCAAAAGCGGGAAACTAAAAGAGGCCGCTATTTTTTGGACGAAAGGCGGCAAGCGTGTAGAAGATAAAAGCGGGGAGGACGCTGCCGCATTTGGCATTGTTCTCCCTGCAGAGCCGGAGGAGTACGAAGAAGAGCGATTTGAAGTGTGGGATGAAAACTGGGATATTGTGATGATGTTTTTACGAATGCAAACACAATGGAATACAACAATGGCAGGCTATCTCGGGCTGAAATACGAGGTGCTTCTGATGCCAGGCGGTTTGTTGGATCTATACTCGGTGGGTGATCGCCTCGAGATGATGGAGGGGCTGCGGGTAATGGAAGCAGCCGCTCTCACCGAGCTCGCCAAGGAGAACAAGGATGGCGCCTAGGCAGATCACCGACATCCTGGTCCGCCTTGGCATCGAAGGTCTGCAGGGCCTCGACAAGGTCAGCAGCGCCTTCAAGGATCTGCAGAAGACTCTTGATGGGCCGACGACGGCGTCCATCGAGAAGGTCCGCAAGAGCATCAATGAGTACGGCAACGCTTCGGCTCGAACAGAGCAGTTGATCAAGGGTCAGCTTGAGGCGCTGAAAGGCCTGAAAACCCAGGTCGATGTCACAAGTGTTACTTATAAAAAATTAAACGAAGACATCAATAGATTAGAGACTGAAATGCGTGGCACCACTGCTGCCATTGATCAACAGCGCCAATCGATTCTTGCTGCTGTTAGCGCTGGCGAAAAAAATATACAGACAATTCGCAGCCAGATTACAGCGCTTGATCAGCTTCGTCAGCAGACCCGGCCGGGTTCGTCTGCATTCGCCCAGCTCAGCAAGGACATTGATACCGCAAGAGCAAAAATCACTGGTCTTGCTAGCGATGCGCAAGATTTTAGCCGCGCTCTTACTGGGATTCCGGGTGCCAGTCTTGACATTCTTGGAAAGCAAATCTCTAATAATCGTCGCGCAATGCAAGGATTGCGCATTGAATCCGACGAATTCCTGAGCAGGCTTGAACGCATTTCCTTGCTGACCGCAAGACGCGACACGCTGACTGGTCGCCAGCAGGTTCGGGCTTCTGCGGCTATGTACGAGAGCCCTGAGTACCAAGGGTTTGTTGCCGAGCGTGCCTCTCGCCTTGGACTGCCACAAACCCGAGCGGCGTTCTCTCAGAGGACCACTGAGATTCAAGCAGAACTGCAAAATCTGCAAGCCACTGAAAGCAACCTCGAGCGGATTTTGTCACTCAGAAAAGAGTTGCGGTCGATTAAACAAGAGGAGAACGCGCTCACTAAGCAAATAAAACTTGCGGAAGAAGATACTCTTGATATTGTCAATCGTCGGATTAACGCACAGCGTGAAGTTGCGCGTGCCAGTGGTTTCCGTGAGTTTTCGGCGGGCGTCGAAGGCGAGACTGCGATTGCCAAATCGGTTCGCAGGGCACGCGAGCGCCTCGAGCGCGAAAACGATCGCCTGAGAAAAGAGGCGGCTGAAGCGATCACAATCTCGAGTACTCCCTTGCTTCCTGCAGCGGGCGGTACTGGTGGCGTGATCGCTCCTGGTGCCGTGATGGGCGGCGGGGCGAGGACCGCGATTGGTCGAGGCACTGAAATCACATTTGGCGCACCTTCCACCAGACGGCCATCTGTTCAGGCCGATCTTCCGACTGCGGCAACGGGAGTCGCCCCTGCTGTGGGTGGTCGGCTGGCGGAGGCCTACGACGGAATAGCTCGTTCAGCCGATCGCGCTCGCCGTCCATTGCGAGAGATTCTTATTGAAATCAGCAGGACGCAGCAAGCAAGTAATGGCAGTGTCAACAGTCTTCAAGCGCAAATTTCCGCGTGGACTGATCTGCGCAATGCCGTGAATGCTTCTGCGCCCGCCTTTGCTACTGCTACCAAGAATATTCAACAGTTGAGTCGCCAGCAGGAGGCTCTGACCGGTCGCGGTCGCATCACACCAGGCCAGGCTGTGCAAACTGCCGGCGCCGTGATCTCTGGCGGCATCTTCGGCGGCCCAGAGGGCTTTCTGGGCGGCTTGGGAGGTGCTGCTCTTGGTGCAGCGGTTCCGGGGCTGGGAATCGTTGGTGGCGCATTCGCTGGTTCTGCTGCTGGCGCCCAGCTTGGAATGTTCCGGCAGCAGATTGCTGGCGTGACGGATTATGCGGCTCAGATCCAGAAGCTGCAGATTTCATTGAAGGGTGTTGCTGGCACCGAAGCGGAATACCAACGCGCTCTCAAGGCGTCTGAACAGGTCACCAAGGATTTCAATGTCTCGCAGCTTGAATCGCTCAGTGGCTTCACCAAGTTGACTGCATCGATCAAAGGCGCTGGTGGAAATGTGGCTGACTCAGAGGCCGTCTTCCGCAGCATCACTGCGGCGATTAAGGCCACCGGTGGCGGTGCGGAGCAAGTGCAAGGTGCTCTGCTCGCAATGAGTCAGATTTTTTCGAAGGGCAAGGTCAGTGCTGAAGAACTGAACCAGATCGGTGAAAGACTGCCTGGAACGTTTGCCCTTTTTGCTCAGGCTGCAGGCAAGACAGGGCCTGAGCTTCGCGATGGATTGGAAAAGGGAACAGTTGGATTAGCGGATGTGGTGAAGTTTGTAGATCTCGTTGGATCTAAATACACAAGTCTCGCGGAAATCATTGCCGATTCTAGCGTCGATGCTGGCGCTAGAGCTCAAATTGCGTTCCAGAACCTGCAAAAAGAAATCGGCGATGCCTTGCAGCCAATTGGCGCACAGTTTCAAGATGCTTTTGCAAAATTTATTCTTGAGATTACTCCAGCTCTTGTTTCTGCTTCAAAAAATATCGCTTCTGCGTTAAAATTTTTGTTTGACAACAGGGCTACTGTAAAGTTTATTGCCGACATTGGGCTTGCGATCGGAGCAATCAAGCTGTTTGGCGCAGCATTGGCTGGAATAAAAGCAATTGATATTGCGTCCATGCTGGCTGTAACATCTGCAAAAGTAAAAATCACTGGCGATGCAAGTGGCGCAGCCGCTGGAAAGGTCGGTCTCCTGGCTGCGGCTCTTCAGAGATTGGCCGCAATTGGAATTGTTACAGTTGGAGTCAATTATATCACTAATGTTGCAAAAGAGGCGCTTAGCCTTAAAGACCTTCAGCAAAGACGCGTCAGGGGCGGTGCAGCCGCTGAATTTCGCGGAGCAACGCGAGAAACTGTTATCAAGGCTCAACAAGCTCAAAGAAAAGAGCTGCAACGCCAGGACAAGCAGCAGCGAGATCGACTGAGGCGCCTTGGCGGGCTTCAGGGATTAGGGCAGATTCCCCTTGTTGGTCCTTTGGCCATTTCCGCAATGTCTCCATTTATTGCGGCGGAGGAGCAGAAGCTGACCGAAAGAAGACTGTTCGCGCAAGGCGTTGTTGGCCTTGATCCTCGTCGATTTAGGTCAGAAGCTGCAGAGCGCACGCCGCTTCAGAAATGGCTTGATTCAATGGCAAAGCCAGACGGCGGCAAGACCAATTCTGGCGCAGCAGCAGCCAAGGCAGCAGCCCGCGAAGCCGCAAGTGATCTGAAGGAGCAGCTTAAGTTGCAGCGCGAAATTCAAGCGTTGTCGCTTGAGGCCCAGCGACCGATTATCGAGGCGAAACAGAAAAGCGCAAGGCTTGAAAGGGAAATTGCCGCTGCCACCGAACGAGGCGATCAAGCCGCGATCTTCAAGTTAGAGCGCACAAAACTCGACGCAGAATTTAGCGGAAAAATCGCGGAAATTCGCAACAAGGAAAGAAAAGAGCTTCAGGCTAGCGCTGACAATCAGGATCAAACCAATCGAAAGCTAAGGGATCAGCTAACAATTGCTCGTTCGATGAATGAACTGCGAGATGCAGCTGTCGATCAACAAGAGAAAATCACCGATCTTGAAGAACGAGCCGCTCGAGCAAGGGCGTCTCAAACCAGAGACCTGACCGCAACTGTCGCCGACCGTCAGCGCGAACTTGGCCTAATCAGCCGCGAAGACTACAACCGCATTTTGCTGCAGCGTGAACGCGAGCGACTGAACAGGGAATTCGGCATGACACCAGAAGCCACTCGCGGTCAGGCGCTTGACTTGTATCGTCAGCAAATTGATCCCACCGCTACAGAAACTGTTAGGGGCGAAATCGTAAAACTTGAAGACGAGATGCGCAGGCTTACTGATGCTGGTGGAATGGTTGTCAATGCTGCATCAGAGATTGGAAATGCTTTTGGCAATTCATTCAGGGGAATTGTCGATGGCAGTATGTCCGCTCAACAAGCATTGAGTGGATTCTTCAAGAATGTGGCCAATGCTTTCCTCGAAATGGCAGCGCAGATCATCGCGAAATGGCTTGCGATGGCCGCCTTAAACGCGGTGCTCAAGCTGTTCCCGGGTGGTGGAGCCGCTGCTCCGGTCAGCCCAAGCGCTCCGGGTGGTGATGTGTGGGGTGCCGTCGGCCGCCTATTCGGCGAGAACGCCATGGGCAATGCCTACGCGAAAAACGGCATCGTCCCATTCGCCTATGGCGGTGTGGTCAATCGACCGACCCTGTTCCCGTTCGCCAAGGGCATCGGTCTGATGGGCGAGGCGGGC